GCTCCCAGTACGAAACTCCGCTCCACGTCTACGCCCGCAAGGTCGGCGAACTGGCCGAGACGCGGGACAACGAGGCGATGTACTGGGGCCGGGTGCTGGAACCGCTGGTCCTGACGCGGTTCGTCGAGCAGTCCGGGCTGGTGATCGAGGACGCTCCCTGCCCGATGTTCCGCCGTGACGAGTTGTCGTTCCAACTGGCGACCCCTGACGCGATTCTCGCCGATGGGACGCTGGTCGAGATCAAAACCACGAACTGGCGGCGGGCAAAGGAAATCGGGACTGAGGGGAGCGACGCGATCCCCGACGAGTGGCTGATGCAGTGCCAGCAGCAGATGGCGGTGCTCGGGGCCGAACTGGTCCATGTCGCGGTGCTGATTGACGGCCGCAACCTGTGGACGGGTCGCGTCGAGCGCAACGACAAGTTGATCGCCCGCATGACGGACATCGAGGCGGATCTGTGGGGCCGGGTCAAGGACCGCAACCCACCAGAACCGGACTGGGAGCACGGAGCGACCCAGGAACTCGTGCGGTCGATCCATGCGGGCGTCGAGGCGGGCAAGGTGGTCGACCTCGCGGAAGACATCGCGGCGGCGTGGCGGCGGCAAAAGGAACTGGCCGCGTCGATCAAAACGCTGGAAGAGGAACGCGAGGCCCTGCGGTCGCGGGTGCTGTTCGCGATGGGGGACGCGGCTGTCGGGTGTGCGCCCGATGGTCTGGAACTGGTTCGGCGGGTCGTCGCGGGTGGTCCGGTCTCCTACGAGCGGAAGCCCTACGCGACGTTGCGGGAGGTCAGCAAGAAATGAGCACGGAAATCACCGAGCGACCGGCTGCGGTCGTCTCTCAAAAGATCGTGGTGACGGACGCGGTGCCGATGCTCGACACGGGCATGTTCGAGCACATGCAACGGGTGGCGACGGTGTTGGCGGCAAGCCCGCTGCTGCCCGACCACCTGCGGGGCGCGAAGCGTGGCGATGTGTTTACTCCCTACGAACAGAACAAGATTGTCGCCAATGCGTTCCTCGTGGTGAATCAAGCTGTGCGATGGATGATGGACCCCTTCGCGTTGGCGGCGGAATCCTACGTCGTCGGCGGGAAACTCGCGTTTCAGGGAAAAGTGATCCAGGCACTCGTCAACAAGCGGGCGGGCCTCAAAACGCGGCTGTCCTACGACTTCAGCGGCGCCGGGGAGGACCGCAAGGTGACTGTGACCGGCACGTTCGATGGGGAGACCGAACGCCGAAGCGTCGAGGTCGTCCTCAAGAACGTCAAGACGGCAAACCAACTTTGGAAGACCGACCCGGATCAAAAGCTGGTCTACAACGGGTGCATCAAGTGGGCGCGCCGATTCGCGTCGGATGTTGTGCTCGGCGTGCTGACCGACGATGACCTTGAGCGGATGGCTGAGAACCGCACGCCACACACGACGATGCCGGTGTCGGACGCTGCCACGAAGTCGGAGCGGATCGCACTGGAAATGTCCGCGCCGACCACGCCAGCGGGCGAGACGTTCATCGAAACCGAGGCGCAAACCCCGTCCGCCGTCGCCCGCTACGAAGCCCGGATCGCGGCGGCGACGCTCGACACGCTGGCCGATGTGGCGGCGGATTTCGACTCGGACCCGGAGTTGAGCGACGGCCAAAAGTCGCACCTGGCGAAGCTCGGCATGGAACGCCAGCAGGCTTTGACAGGCAAGAAATAGCCCGCGTTGGGCTACGGACGCGGTTCCGACGCCGCCGAGCGATTCGTCTGTTCGTCGCTCGGTTGCGGAATCCGCCGGTGCATCACTCGTGCCGCACAGGGGACGTAGCAGCCCCCGGACAAAACATCCGCGCCCGGATGAGAAACGAGTGGAGGGAAGACGGATCGCGGGTAGGGATGCCACGGCCACGGACGGCCAACGGCTCGTGCAGGTGCTGGTCGGCAGTCATGCCGCCGACTGCGGGGTTCGACTCCCCGGCGGGCCTCTGAGTTTTCTTCAACGAGGGACCGATGGCCAAGCTGCCGTACATGAAGTTCTACCCGTCGGACTGGCTCAACGATCCAGCCCTGCGGGTGGTGTCGCATGCGGCAAAAGGGATGTGGATCGACATGCTCTGTCTGATGTGGATTTCGCCAGAACGCGGCGCGTTTCGGTTCATTTCTGGGCGCAATCCGGAACCAAACGTGATCGCAAAAGCGCTCGGTTTGCGCCTCAATCGGTATCACAAATTGTTCACGGAATTACATGACGCCGGAGTGCTGTCGCTGACCGACGACGGTTGCGTGGTCAGTCGTAGGATGTTGCGGGATGAGGAGTTACGGCGAGAGGCGGAAGTAAATGGGGCGAGGGGCGGCAATCCAAAGCTCCTCGAAGGGGTTAACCCCCCCCTTAACCCCCCCGGTTATCCCGCGCCTGACGTACGTCAGAATCAGAATCAGAATCAGATACAGAATACAAACACCCATACCCACCCTAACGGCGCGCGCAAGGGTGGAATGGGTGTCCTAACGGACTGGAAGAAATCCGACCTGACGGACGACGCCAAGCTGATCGAGCGTTTCCGCGAAGCCGTCGCCGCAGGGGTGATTCCAGACTCCGAAGCCATGCGACTGCGATTTGTCGCCGAGGCCGAGCGCGTGTTGTCGGCCAAAGGTGTGCGCAACGCGGCGGTGATGTTCGTCGCGAACGTCCGCAAGGGGCTGCCGGATCGGCTGACCGACGCCGACGAGGACAGGGGCCGGGCGCGTCTCAAGCGGATGCGGGCGGGCAAGGTGAACGACGCGGCTGCACAACTGGCCGCGAAGCTGGGGGGGCGGTCGTGAGCGAGCGAGAACGACAAGCGGCGTTGCGGGCGTTGTTGCGACCTCGGTCGCGGGACGCCTCGCCGGTGGACGTGGAACGGTTTCGGCAGGTGTGCCTCGCGCACTTGCGGGCGATGCGGGACGGAAAGCGGGTGACGCGATGAGCACGGCCACGGCAACACGGCGCGATCGCGAGGCGGACGCCCCGCATATCGAAATGCCGCCGACCAACTTTGACGCCGAAAACTCGCTGCTGGGTTCGCTTCTCCTGGATTCGACGGAGGTCGACAACGTCTCGGGGATCGTCACCGAGGCCTCGTTCTACCAGCCTCGCGCCGGTCGCGTGTTTCGCGTGCTGTCGTCGATGGTCGAGAAGTCGAAGTACGTCGACACCGTCACCGTGTTCGAGGCGTTGCGGAAGCTGAAAGACGCGGAGCCGGGCGACGAGGGTTTCAACGCCGAACAAGAGTTTTTGATCCAGTGTATGAACACCGTGCCCATCGCCGGGCACGCGGTCGCCTATGCCGAGATGGTAGCGGACTGTCACGTTCGCCGGCGGTTGCTCCGCGCCGCGGTTGACATGAAGGCGATGGCGCGACGCGAAAACATCGACGTTGACGAGGCGCTGGCCGACAGCGAATCGGCGTTGCACACGATCATCGAGGAACGGGCCGGGCGACAGCGGGTCGACGTGACGATCCGCGAGTCGATGCTGCAACTCCTCGACGCGCTGCACGACGGGCCGATTGTCGGCTGGCCAACCGGGTTCACGGACTTCGACGCATTGACCGGCGGCGGCCTCAAGGCTGGGCAACTGGTCATCCTGGCTGCGCGTCCCTCGATGGGCAAAACCGCGCTCGCGGCAAACATGATGCTGGGCCTCGCCAAGCGTGGGTCGCCGGTGCTGATGTTCTCGATGGAGCAATCGCGGCTGGAACTCTCCTCGCGGCTGCTGCAAACCCAAACGGGGATCGGCGGCATCCTGACGGGCGAACGCAAGAGCGCGGACGAGATGGCGCGGATTCTTGAATCGGCGAGCGGACTGGGGGATCTGCCGATCCAGATCGACGAGAACACCGTGCGGTTCTCCGCCATCGCCTCGCTGTGCCGGGTGGCCGCGCGAAAGCACGGCGTGCGGGTGGTGTTTCTGGACTACCTGCAATTGATCCAACCGGACGACCGACGCATCCCGCGGGAACAGCAGGTGGCCGAGATCACGCGCGGTCTCAAGCAACTCGCGCGGCAACTCAAGATCGCCGTCGTGGCGCTGGCGCAACTCAATCGCGGGATCGAGGGGCGCGACGAAAAGCGGCCCCGCCTGTCGGACCTCCGCGAGTCGGGGAGCATCGAGCAGGACGCGGACATCGTGCTCTTCCCGAATCGGCCGCATTACTACGACCCGCAGCTACCGGAAAGCGACGCGGTGCTGATCGTGGCGAAGCATCGGAACGGGAAGACAGGCGCGATCGACCTGCACTGGGACGCGCGGCTGATGACGTTTCGCAATGCGGCGGACGCGCCCGGCTACGGCGTGCCGTCGCAGACACAAATCGAGTTTTGACGAGGTGGTTTGGTTCGAGCGTGGTTCATTCTGACGGAGGCGAACATGGACGGCGGTGAAGGTTTCGATATCGGGTGCGACTTCGGGGTTGTCAGTCTGCGAGCGCAGGTCATCACCTTCGGCATGAAGGTCTCGCGGACGGAAATGAATTTGGACGAGGTGGACCGGCGGCTGTGCTGCAAGCGATTGACCGGCAAGCTGGTTCGTGGGGGTCGCTTTGCCGCCCCCAATCAAGCGTTGTTGCCGGGCATGGAAGGCGAGGCCCATTCGGTCGAGGGTGCGTTCGACGTGAAGCGATACGGGGTGAACGCGAACGGGTACACGTTCTCTCTGTCGTTCTCCGCTGGATCGGTTGACGCGAACGAGTGCCAGAAGCTCGCGAACAGCGCGGGTCGACTGATCGTGTCGCATGTCGAGGATTTGCCCGACGAGGACGATGGCGAAGACGACGAGGGGCACGACGACCACGAGGACGTGGGACCGATCACGAAGCCGATTAAGTTCCCTGCCGCTGCCGCCTCACCGTCGTGTCTCGCCGACCTGAAGCGCGACGACGGCGCCGCGATGCCGCTTTCTACGCTGAAGCAGTTCGGCACGACCAAGGGCATCACGAAGTCGCTCAAGGCCGCAGTCGGCGGCGGCACGGTGGGCCACCTCGAAAAGTTCATGGCGAACAACCCCGAGTTCTGGCACCGGGACATCAAGGGTATCGGCAAGGAGAAGCTGACGACCTTGCAAGACGCTCACCTCGCGTTCCGCCAGCAACACCCGATGGTGTCCGACGAGGACCGGAGCGACGTGGACTACGCCTTCCACCAGGGGCGCGAAACGTGGGACGCAAAGACCGCTGACGACACGGTGGTCGTTGCCAACCCGTACCCGGCAGGCGACCGTCGGGCGAAGGCGTGGCAACTCGGGTGGGAAGCGGGCGAGGCCGACAGCAACGCGGGCACGGTGTTCGACCAAACTGGCGACGGGGCCGCATCGTGAAAGCATCGATCCGACTGCCGTGGCCGCCCTCGGTCAACGACTACTGGTTTTCGACCGTGGTCAAAAAGCGGGTGTGCGTGTTCATCGGCGCGAAGGGCAAGGCGTTTCGCGCGCAGGTCGCGGCTGCCGTCTGGGAGCGGTGGCCCGGCCTGCGTGCGACCGGCGCGAAGGTCGCGGTAACGCTGGTCGTTCATCCACCGGACCGACGCAAGCGGGACTTGGACAACCTGCCGAAGGCCGTGCTAGACGCGCTGACGAAGTCTCGCGTGTGGGCCGACGACAGCCAGATCACGGGGCTTGCGTTGGTGTTCAGCGACATCGTGCCCGGTGGCGCGATCGACGTGGAAATCGAGTTGGTCGAGGGTGCCGTGCGGCATCTCGGGTGGGAGCGCGTGGGGGAGCGACAGGGGGTGCTGGTGTGACCAGTCCGTATCCGCCATTTCCTGAAGTGGGGTCGCTTTGGCGAGGCATGTTCGATGGCAGCCACGAGCGTGTGGTTCAGGTTGTGAAGCTCTCGGCGGGGGCTGTGCATTGGAAGCTGCACCCGCGAGGAAGCGTCCGGAAATGGAACATCTGGACTTGGGACAGGCAGAGAAAGGATCGCGTCGAAGATGCTCGCTAACCCGCGCCTCGGTCAACGTGTGCAGGTGTGGTATCGGCGCGACCGCGCGGCGTTCATGCCGTTGCACGGGCGCGAGGGGACGGTCGTCGTGGTGTCGCGAGGGAAGCCGAGGAACCACGGGGTCAAGGTTGATGGCGCGGTCTACGCCGTGCCGTGTGGCAATTTGCGAAAGGTGCAGTGATGGGCCGACGCCTGATCCTGAAGGAATGGGAACGCCTCGCGCTGCGGAACGGCGCGACGATGCTCGTGCGGGTGCTCGCTCTACAGCCGCGACACGACGGCTGGACTGTCGGGAGGTATCACCCAACTGTCGTGGGCAAAGGCGGCATCGAACAGCCTGACGAGGAAGTGTTTGGGTTGTTTTCGGATGACGGCGAGTTCGGAATCCTGTCGCCATTTCAGCCCGAGGGTGAACTGTGGCTCGCCGAGCCGCACTGGCCAATCGACGACAAGGATTGCTGGTATCGCGACGACTACCTGAACGATCCAGAGGGGCCGGACGGCGAGAACCGCAAGTGGCGACCAGCTACGCAGATGCCGCAGCGATACGCCCGCGAGCGGATCGCCGTCGAAGCGGTGGACGTGATGCGGGTGTCGAAGGTGACGGAAGCGATGGCGATGGCAATGGGGGTTCCGATCCCGAGTCACATGGCGTTCTCGTCTGGTGGTCGGAGAGAGGATCGGAATGAGTCGAGGTGCGCTCTGCGGGAGAAGATCGGCGGCAAACTGTTCGACTCGGACCCGTTCGTGTGGGTGGTGACTGTGAGAAGGGCGGTGGCCTCGTGAGCGGAGATTCGGTGATGAACGACGACATCGCAACGCCCGATGGCTGGACGCCACAAGGCCCGTGTTTCACGCGGCTGCACGACGGCGTGTTCGCTGTGCTCGAACGTGGCTCGCCCCAGGATTCGCTTTGGTGGGTGACCATCCATCGGGACCGGCAGTCCCCGATCAACATTGGCTGGCAGCCGCTGGCTGAGGTAGTCGCGTGGGCCAACGAGCGACTTGGCGTGCGAGGTGCCTCGTGATCGGAACAATCTTCTCCGACGACCGGACGTACCGCTACACGCTCTACCGCGAGTGGGAACCATCGAAGCCCCTCGTCGCGTTCATCGGCCTGAACCCGTCGACCGCCGACGAGACGAACAACGACCCCACGGTGACGCGGTGCATCAACTTCGCGAAGGCGTGGGGCGCGGGCCGGTTCGTGATGCTCAACCTGTTTGCGTATCGGTCGACCGACCCGAAGGCCCTGTACGCGGTCGCCGATCCGGTCGGGCCTGAGAACGCCAAGATGGTCGCCACGGTCACCGGGAACTATGCCCGCCTCGTGGTTTGCGCGTGGGGCACGCACGGACGAAAGCGGTTCCCCGAACACACGATGGATTTTCAGGCCATGCTGTGGCGAGTCAGCGAAGCACGCGGAGTGCAGTTCTGCTGCCTCGGCAAGAACGCGGACGGCAGCCCGAAACACCCGCTGTACCTGCGGGGGGACTCGTGGCCGGTGGACCTGTGGACGGGTGAGCGGTGGCCGGGGTTCAACATGATCGGGGGTGCGACGTGAGCATGACGCCTGAGCAACGGAAAGCGGAATACAAACGGTTTTTGGAAGCGTACCCGGATCGCGTGGCGATTCCTCGTGTGTGTGGGTTCGCTTATCCGCAGTGTGATGGCTGGATGCGGCGTGCCGAGATCGCCATCGCCGAGCGTGCGGAACTGCAAGCCGAGAACGAGCGGCTGCGGGAGCGGGTCAGCGAGTTGGAATCATCCCCCACGATTGACGAGTTGGAAAGTTACCGTTCGCCGATGGATGAAGCGCAGGCAAGGCCGCTGCGTGACCTGGTGGCCGAGTGGCAGGCAAGGGTGCAGCGTTCGGAAGATCGCGAACAGGAGATACGCGACAGGTCGGGGGACTGGCCGTTGGGTCGTCGAGTTGAAAGCGATGTGGATGAATGACCCGAGCCATCTACCTCGAACACCTTCGCGGCGAGGACAGCCGACGCGCGAGGCTCACGAATCAGCAGGTGCGAGCAATCCGCCGCATGAGCACTGAGGGTCAGTCGCTCGCTGAGATAGCCCGCGTGTTCCAGTGCTCGCGGGGGCATGTTTGCAACATCGTCAAGGGGCGCGTGCGCCGAAGGGATGGGAAATGACGCACGACACGAAGCCGGTTGTGGGGGTTCCGTGGGTCGACGCCGATGGCATGAAGGTTGAGCCTGTCGAGTTGATGGGCGTCGGCGGGGAGCGCGGCTTGTACGTCAAGGTTGACGACGGGGCTGTGTGGTGGTGGTCGAGGGTGACATGGGATCAATGGGCGGCGAACGCCGGGAAGGTGACGAAGTGAAACCCACGTTCTTTTTCTGCGGCATCTGCAACGGCAAGCGGGACAACGTCGGAGGCCTGTGCTCGGGCTGCGGTGGCGATGTCGACCAAGTGCGGATGTCGGCCAACCCGAAGCCGGTCGCCCCCAAGTGCCCCCAATGCGGACCGAGGACCGACGCCTATCGGCTCGACCGCGGGTCGTACCACTGCCGACGCTGCGGGGCCGAGTTCGCGCCGGTCGAATTCGGATTCCTTGATTCGAGGCCGGATCGCAACGCGGAGCGGATGGAGAATCGGGAACGGTCGCGTCGCAAAGCGTAGTTGCGCCTGCGTGGCGATGAGGCACGAGGACGACCGATTGGCCGTCCGGATAGCCGAAGCCCCGCAGAACGCGACTGTGTGCGTTTGGCGCGGGGTGTGGTTTTAGCAATTTGCGGGGGATGACGATGGATGACAACGAAGAATCGAAACCGGTCGAGTGCTGTCGCAACTGTCGGTTCTACCACCTCTATGGACCACCTGGCGGCGGCATGTTGCGCCAATCATGCAGGAGATTTCCTCCGACACATTTCCTTGGCTGGCCTCATGACGATCCGGAAAAACCAGACAAACCGGAAGAATATTGCTGGCTTTGGGTGCATCCGCAAGTTGCTGCAAACGGTTGGTGCGGCGAGTTTGAGCCGCGAAAAAACGACGCGATCATGGACCTTTTGCTGAGTCAAACGTCCATTCCTTTTCGGTGCCAAAACATCTTGGAAAAACACGGTATTCGCAATATCGGACAACTGCTCGTGCGGTCGGCGGAAGAGCTATTGCGCTTTCCGGGGCTTGGAGAAACCAGCCTGTCACAAATCGTGAAGCTCCTGGCAAAGCACCGGCTGTCACTGCTCGGTGAGGCTGCGAGCAACGACGCCCCATCGTAAGCACCGGTGCCGGCGTGCAGGCCCCCGGTTGGGTCAAGCAATCCAACGTAAAAGTAAGGTCGATGGGTCCTTCCGGGGCTTTTTCGGCTCGTGATACCTACGGGAACTGTCAAACAACACCACTCACTTACTTTCAAGATGGGCAAGATGGCGAAAACCGCGAAAAGCCAAGTTGCCTACGAGGAGTTTCGCGAGCGGAAAGCGCAGGAGTTTCGCGAGCAGTCAACGAGCGCCCGCGACATCGGGGATTTGCCGCCGGTGCGAAATCCAGAACGGCGAGCAATCTGCCTGGAGTCGTACACCGCGTTTCGCCAGACGTACTTCGCGGAGAATTTCTACCTGCCGGATTCGCCCGACCATGTGCTCGTGTCAAACCTCGTTGAGGACGTTGTCGAGCACGGCGGGGCAACAGCAGTGGCGATGCCTCGGGGAAGCGGCAAGACGGCCATGTGCGTCGTCGCGGCTATCTGGGCAATCCTCAAGGGTCGGCATCGCTACGTCATCCTCGTGGGAGCCACTGCCGACGCCGCGTCGCGGTTGCTGGTCTCCATCGTCAACCATTTGCGAACCAAGGAATTGCTCGCGCAGGACTTCCCCGAGGTGTGTGTGCCGATCCGAAAGCTGGCCGGGGTCAAGCAACGGCGGCTCCTGCACAAGGGCAATCCGATCGAAATGAAGTTAGGCGCGGATCAAGTCATCCTGCCGACCATCGACGGATCGGTGGCGTCGGGCGCCACGATTGACGCGGTCGGGTTGACGGGCGAAATCCGCGGTCGCTTTCGCGTGTTCGAGGATGGCCAGATTCATCGTCCGACGCTCGCAATCGTTGATGACGCGCAGACGGAAGAATCCGCAGCCTCCCCGAGCCAGTGCGACGACCGCGAGTCGATCATCAATTCGGCGGTTCAAGGGCTTGCAGGTCCCGGCGAGGAATTCTCGGTTCTGGCTCCGCTCACGGTCATCAAGCCAAACGATCTTGCCGACAGGCTCGTGGATCGGCAGCGGAATCCGCAGTGGCGGGGGATCCGCTGTCGGATGGTGCAGTCGTGGCCCGATGAAGTTGGCGAGGCCCTGTGGTCTCGATACATCGACATGATGTCGGAGGGCCTGCGAAAGGATCGGGGAATTTCTGAGGCCGTCGAGTTCTACGTGCAGAACCGCGAGGCGATGGATAAGGGATTCGTCGTCTCGTGGCCGGAACGCAAATCGAAATCGGACATTTCCGCACAGCAGCACGTAATCCACCTGCGTCTCAGATATGGAGAGGTTGGGTTCGCGAGTGAGTTCCAGAACGATCCGATTCGCCCGAAGGCGACGGCGGTGTCGGCGGTCTCGGATGCGTTGCTGGCGGCCAAGTGCAACGGGTTAGAGCGTCACGCGGTGCCGTCGGCCTGTACGCACATCACGGCCTACGTCGACGTGCAGCAAACGACGCTTTGGTACGTGGTCTGCGCGTGGGAGCCATTTTTCACCGGGTACGTCATCGACTACGGGACGTTCCCCGACCAGGGGCGCGCCTACTTCACCTTGGCCGACGCTCGGCGGACGTTGCAGGATGCGTACCCCGGTCGCGGTCTCGAAGGAACCCTGTACGCGGGCCTCGAAGCGTTGGTGAACGGGATCGCGGGGAAACAGTGGACCCGCGCGGACGGGATCGCGATGCGGGCCTCGCGAATCTTGATCGATGCGAACTGGGGCAAGTCGACGGGCACGGTCTACCGGTTCGCCCAACAGACGCCCTTCGCCGCGCTGGTCATCCCGTCGCACGGTCGGGGCATTTCGGCGAAGTCGTCGCCGATGGAGTCGTGGCAGAAGCGGCCCGGCGAGGAGCACGGGCAAGGCTGGATCGTGTCGTCGGTGCGAGAGGGTAGATCGGTCCGCCACGTCAACATCGACACGAACACTTGGAAGACGTTCGCCGCGCAGCGATTCGCGACGCCGATGGGGGACAAGGGGTGCTTGTCCGTGTGGGGCCACAAACCCGAGGCGCACCGGATGCTCAAGGACCATTTGACGGCCGAGGTTGCCATCGAAACATCGGGGCGGGGGCGTGAACTCACCGAATGGTCGCTGCTGCCGGGAAGGGATAACCACTGGTTCGACGGATTGGTCGGGTGTCACGTCGGGGCCTCGATGTGCGGCATTCGCCAGTTCGAGGCGAGTGGGTCCGCAGTCGGGGACGGTCCGAAGCCGTTCGTCATTCCTCCCCATCTCCTCGTGGGGCGCGTGGTATGAAACAACAGGCCTTGCCGCTACAACTGCCGCCGCTCGGTATTAGATGCCCGGACTGTGGCAGTACCGAAAGCGAAGTAACTCGCACCGTGAAACGTGCTGGCACCATTCGCCGCGAACGTCGCTGCCTCAACCCGGAGTGTCGTCGCTTGCTGCTGACGACGGAGCAACTTGGACCGGGACCTAGAACCGGCGGGGTCGCGAGATAAGTCGCGTGGACGGATACGGGTAACGGAACATTGTGAGAAGTCGATTTACTCGCGCAAGGCAAGATTGTCTTAGCTCGCACTATGGGGATGATTGCCGTCGATCCGGCTGATCCCCGGTCGCTTGAATGCCCGTGCAGGGGCTGCACCCTCTGCGCGGGCATTCTTTTATGTCGGACTCTCTGGCGAGCCAGATCGAGACGCGAGCGGCGGGTGCGGTCTCCGTGTCGGTTGACGGGCAGACGGTCACCGAGAGATCGCTTACCGAACTGATCGAGGCGGATCGCTACCTCGCGTCGCGCAATGCGATGGCGGGCGATCGCGCTGGCGGTCTGCGGTTCGGCCAATACACGCCCCCCGGTCCTCTTGGGGGGCACCAAACGTGAGTTGGTTTTCTCGTGTCATCGCCACGGTGTCGCGTTCGTTCGCTCCGGTGTTCGGGCGAGTGCAGGCGCGCTTCGAGGGTGCGCAGACGACGGGGACGCTGTCCAATCACTTCGCCTACGCGGACTCGATGGACGCTCGGGCGTCGTTGTCGCCGCAGGTGCGGTCCGTGCTGCGGAAGCGGATGCGGTACGAGGACGAAAACTGCTGCTGGCTGAACGGGCTGTTGACGACGGCGGCGAATCACATCGTCGGGAACGGCCCGCGGCTCCAGGTGCTGGTCGAGGACCGTGTCGCCGGTGACCGTCTCGAAGCGGCGTGGGCCGAGTTCGCGAATGCCATCGGCCTCGTCTCAGTGCTCAAAACGGCGGTGCGAACGGACTGGCGGGACGGCGAATGCGTCGGCCTGCGTCGTCGCGCGGATGTTCACCCGGAATTTCGTGTTGTGCCGCGGCTGTACGAAGCCGAACAACTCGGGTTGCCGTGGCAAGCGGTGACCGATCCGAACATTGACGACGGGGTCGAAGTCGATTCCGAGTCGGGCCTGCCGGTGCGGTATCACATTCTGCGGCAACATCCGGGCGCAAACTACGCTTGGGGTGGGTCGCTGGAAGGCGATTGGTACGACGCGAGTGACGTGATTCACACGTACCGCGCGGATCGTCCCGGCCAGTTGCGGGGCGTGTCTCGCGGGGCGTCCGGGCTGGTCGATCTTGCGACATTGCGTCGATTCGAGCGTGCGACGCTGATCGCCGCCGAGAACGCGGCCCGGTCACCCGAGACCATCGAGACCGCTGGCGCCGCGGGGACTCCGTCGTCGAGCCAGTCGGATTTCTTCCAGATCAACTTGCCGGACGGCGGGGCGACGTTCCTGCCGCAGGGGTGGCACCGAAACTCGTTCAAGCCCGAGCATCCGGCGACGACTTACGAGATGTTCACGCGGCAGCAAATCACGAAGTGGTGCCGTCCGTATTGCATGCCGTATCACATCGCGGTCGGATCGTCGCGCGAGTCGAATTACTCGTCGGCGGTGCTCGACCAGTCGATTGCGTGGGTGGCCGAGGTCACGAGCGAGCAACGGCGATTCGAGCGACAGTTCGTCGAGAAGCTGTTCCGCTGGTTCCTCGACGAGGCGGTGTTCGTTCCGGGCTTGCTCGACGGCCTGCCGGAGATCGAACGCATTCCGCATGCGTGGCAGTGGGACCCGCCACCGACCGGGGACGAATTGGACCGGATCAAGGCGGCTGTCGCTCGCGTCGATGCCGGTCTGTCGGCCCCCTCGACGGAAGCGATGTTGCTCGGTCGCGATTTCACCAGCGAGGAACGCCGCGCCGCTCAAGACTATGGGGTGACGCCCGGTCAATTGCGGATGCTCCGGCTGTCGCTCAAGTTTCCGTCGGCGTCTGCGGGTGTGCCTGCCGATCCGGCTGCCGGTGTCGCGAGCGCGGCCCCCGGTGGCGAGTTCGGCGGTCTCGGTCGTCGACAGTGGCAGAACAACGTCAAGGCCGTTCGGGATGTTCTGAACGAGGCCATTGCCGGTCGGTCGTCGCGTGCTGCCTCTGCTGCGTTACTGGAGACCCTGGGCCTCGCGCCGGAGCGTGCTGCCGCGTTGCTCGATGATGCGTTGTCCGACGGTCGTGTTGACGACACCGAGGTCGCCCAAGCGTGCGGGGTGCTGTCCCTCGAAGCGGCGGCGACCGTCACGACGCTGAACGGTCCGGCTGTGGTTGCGTTGTCGGCTGCGGAATCTGGCAAGGCTCGGCGGTTCGACATCTTGGCCTACACCGGCGGAAAGCTGAACGTCTCGGGCGCCCCCCTGCCGGTCGTCGTTGACCTGTCCGCGCTCACGGTCGCGCAGAACGTGCCGATCCTGATCGATCACACGAAGTCGGTCGAAAGCACGCTTGGGCAAGTCGAGGCCGTTGAGAACGACGGGACGACGCTCCGGCTTCGCGGGTCCGTGACGGGGGCCTCGCCGAAGTGCCTGCAAGTGCTGGCGCAGGCGGACAAGGGCCACAAGTGGCAGGCGTCAATCGGCTGCAACTACGAGGGGATCGAGATTCCCGCCGGGCAGGTCGTCGCCGTCAACGGTCAGCAGATCGAGGGGCCGTTCATTCTCGCGCGATCGGCTGAGTTGCGCGAAACCAGTGTTCTCCCGATGGGGGCGGACAGCCGCACCACGGTGAATCTTGCGGCGGCTGCCGCGCTTTCAGGAAAGGCAAACGCCATGACTTTTGAGGACTGGTTGAAGTCGCTGGGAATGGACCCGGCAACGCAAACGCCCGAGGCTTTGGCCGCGCTGCAGAAGGTCTACGACTCGCAGCAGGCGAGTGAAGCGGAGGCGAAAGCCAAGGCCGCCGCTCCGGTTGCGACCGCGACCGCCACCCCGACGCCCGCGCCTGCTGTGGCCGCCGGTGCGAATCTGGACCTGACCGCCGCGTCCGTGACGATGCTCGGTCTGATGCGGAAGCAAGCCGCCGAGGAAGCCGCCCGCATCGGTGCGATTCGCGAGATCGTCGCCGAGATTCCCGACGTGAAGGCCCGCGGTCGCATCGAAGCCACGGCCATCGGCGAAGGGTGGACCCGCGAAAAGACCGAACTGGCCGCGCTCAAGGAAGTGCGTCCGAAGGCCCCGAGCGGGATCGTCCACAACCACGATTCATCGCCGCAGGTGCTGGAAGCCGCGCTGGCCCTGTCGGCCGGTCTGGCGTCCCCGGAAAAGCACTACAGCGCCGAAACGCTCGACAAAGCGCAACGGCAGTTTCGGAACCTGGGCCTTCAACGGTTGCTCATGATCGAAGCGTGTGCGCGGGGCTACGTGTCCGGCCCGCACGAGGGCGTGCATTCCGGCAACCTCCGTGCGGTGCTCGAAGCGGCCTTCGGTCGCTACTCCGGGAGTCTCGCCGCGACCAATGCGTCGACGCTGTCCCTGCCGGGCATCCTGTCCAACGTGGCCAACAAAGAGATTCTCAGGGGCTACATGGAAGAGGATCAGACGTGGCGGGAATTGGCGACCGTCAAGACCGTCCGCGACTTCAAGCAGGTCACGAGCTATCGCATGCTCGACGACATGCAGTACGAGGAACTGCCCCCCGGCGGGAAGATCAAGGAAGGCAAGCTCGGGGAAGAGTCGTACACGCGGCAGGCGAAGACCTACGCGAAAATGTTCCAGTTTGACCGAGCGGACATCCTCAACGACGACTTGGGCGCCTTCGACGACATCCGCAACCGTCTGGGGAGCGGGGCCGCGAAGAAGCTGAATAACGTCTACTGGACCAAGTTCCTCGACAACGCCTCGTTCTTCACGAGCGCGCGTGGCAACTACATCAGCGGAGCGACGACGAACCTGGGGACCGACGGCGTGGGCCTCGGTCTCGGGTTGAAGGCGTTCCGCGACATGAAGTCGCCCAAGGTCAAGTCGAGCGACAGCGACAGCCAGCGATATCGCATCGGCGGGAACCCGGAAATCCTCGTGGTGCCTCCCGAACTGGAAGACACCGCGAACCGGATTTACCTGACCGACCCGGCTGTCGCCACGGCGGTGAGCGGGACGAACACGTACTACCGCAAGTATCGACCGGTGGTCGTGCCGTGGCTGTCCGATTCGGCCTTCACCGGCTTCTCGACGACCGCTTGGTATCTCATGCGGGCGCCGCAACGGATGGCCGCGATGGTGGTCTCGTTCCTCAACGGTCAGCAGACGCCGACCGTCGAGTCGAGTGACGCCGAATTCGACACGCTCGGGATCGTGTTCCGGGGCTACCACGACTTCGGGGTCGACCAAGCGGAATACCTCGCCGGGGTGAAGTCGAAGGGTGCTGCCTGACAGTCGCCCGTGAGTCGCGCGGATTGTGATTGACACGCCCGGCGGTCGATGGGATCGCCGGGCCTTCCAAGCCAGAAACAACCCCACGGGGAGAAACAAACATGCCCGAAGCGGATTCGGTATTGGACGACCCGAGCGTCGTCGAAATGCGGACGACGGCCGCCCTCACGGGTGGTCAAGTGATTCAACTGCCGGACGGACGTGCCGGTGTGGTGCTGCGGGACAAGGCGGCGACGACGACCGCGGACCCGGCAGCGGTGGCGGTTCGCGGTCAATACTCCGTGCCGAAGGCCGGGACGCACGCCTTCCTCGACGGCGGCGAAGCGTGGTGGGACCACTCGGCAAACGTCGCGTTCATCCGTCGCGGCGACGACCGGGACTTCTACCTCGGGGCCGTGGTGGGTGACCACACGACCGAGACCGGGACAGCCGTGCTGGTCGACCTCAACGTCCGCACAGTCTATTCGGTCGACGCCCTCGAAGAGTTCGATTCGGTGGCGACGGGAACGGCTGCGTTTACCGGTTTCCAGGAAGCGCGGATGCAGGGTCGTTCCTGTGCCGAGATGGTGCTTACCTCCACCAACGAGGCACAGTGCGTCGATGTTTTGTCGACCGCATCGTTTGCGAAGGGGGCCAAGGGTATCGCCGAGGCTCGCGTGCTGATCGCGGCCAACGGTTCAACCAACGCGGTCGACATCAATGTCGGCGTGGCCAACGCGACGAGCACGACGGATGCGGATGCCATCGCGGAGTCGGCGTTCGTTCACATCGACGGCGGGGCGCTGACGCTCCTCGCGGAGTCGGACGACGGGACGACCGAAGTCGCCGCGACCGACACCACAAAGGCGTTTGTGGTCGGCACATCGTTCGACGTGTGGATCGACACGCGCGACCTGACGAGCGTGAAGTTCTACATCAACGGGCAGCGCGTTCTGTCGGCGACGACGTTCGTGCTGACCGCCGCAACGGGGCCGTTCAAGCTGCTCGCGCACCTCGAAAAGTCGAGCAGTGCAGCGACCGCTGGGCCGGTCAAGGTCCAGCGTTTGGTGGCGCGGACGACCGAGGCTGTTGCGGCCTGATCGACGTGACAACCGAGCCGGGGCGGAATCCCCGGCGGATGGCGCCGCAGGTTTGCCGCGAGGGACCCCATGCCCTTGTGCCCGGTCCGACTCCGGGGGTTGCTGCTGTGTTCCACCTTGGCGGGGGGTGTTGCAATGGGATGGCTCACGATTCTGCGGCTGGCTCTGGCCGCTTGGAAGCTGATCGACGGCTGGAAGTCGTACACGGGGGCCGGGCTGATCGCTGCGGGTGCCGTCGGCTACTACGCCTCTTGCCCGCGAGTCGTGATGGATGGCGAGTCGTCCGTGTGGCCGTCGTCGGAACTGTGGTTGATGATCCTGGGCCTCGGGTCGTCGCTCGCTGTGGCGGGCCTCAAGCATGCGTTGGAGAAGCTGAAAGCGGCGGTCGGCGCGGAAGTCTACGTGATGATCGCGCAGATTGTCCGGGATGCGTTCAACGACGCGGTGAAGCCCAAGCCGCTGCCCGATGTGTTTCACGTCTCGACCGAGATGGAACCGCCTGCCGGTGGCGTGGGTGTGCCCGAGGCGTTGGGCGGCGGGATGTACGCGACGCAGACGCCGAGCGGGGCCAAGGTTATTGGCACGATGGGCTGCGTCCTCGTGTTGCTGTCGCTCTGCGGAACGGTCATCGCCGCCCCGCCGAAGGCCGTGATTAACGGCCCAACGACCGGCACCGCCGGCGAACTGCTGACGCTGGATGCCTCGCAAAGCGAAGGCGAGGGCATCAAGTTCCTGTGGCGTGTTCAGCCGGATATCGCCGGACGCCGCCTGTTCAAGGTCTGCGACAAGGACCCGTCGCGGGTGTCAATTGCGAGCCTGCCCGGCGTCTGGTCGTACACGCTCGTGGTGTCCAACGCCGAGGGGGCCGATCTGCTGACGTGGGTCGTGACGATTCCCGGCACGCCGCAACCAACACCGTCCCCCCTGCCACCAAGCCCCCCAGTGCCCCCGGTCCCGACGCCGGTCCCGCCATCGCCCTCGCCGCCGATGCCGATTCCGCCGGGACCGGGGCCTGCCCCTACGCCGACGCCACCCGCTCCGTCTCCGTCGAAATACGGCCTTGACGCCCTCGTGACCCAATGGGCTGCGGGCATCCCCGAGGCGGATCGGCTGGCCTACGCGGGCGTGTGCGAGGGTGTGTCGGCTGTCATCGTCGCGACCCCAGCCAACTTCATCGGCAACCCGAACGAGGTCGCGACGAAGGTTTCCGACGCGATCAAGAAGGCGATATTCGACGCACGGATCACGCCGTCGCTCAAGCTGTTGGAAGTGCTCGGCAAGCTGTCCGTGTGGGTCAAGGCGCGGCAGCTATCAAACCGCGACGTTGCAACCGCTGAGCAATGGGCGGTCGTGCTGCGCGAGGTGGCTGTGGGTCTGCGGGGGGCGAAATGACGCGACGGACGCGACACATCGCGATTTGGACGGGGCTGGTTCTCGTCGTTGGCGTGACCCTCGGGGCCGCGCTGACGATGTGGCTGTCCGCGCCTGCCGTCACGCCGGAAGCGGTCCGTTACGGGTTGGTCGAGAATTTCGAGGAAGAAGCCGCGCCGATCATCGCCGCGCATCCGCCGTTCCAGCTTGTGGACGCGGAAGGCCGCGCGATCGTCCAGGACAACGCGAACGCCAACGTGCGGTTCTGGGAAGTGTGGGCCAAGGCCGGGTTGAACGTCCCGCCAAACTACCCGCAGCAGGTGGGGGACTGCACATCGTTCTCGGGCAAGAACGCCGTCGAGAACCGACAGGGGATCGAGATCGGCGAAGGCAAGGCCATCCGGTTCCGGCAAGTCTATCCGCCGTTCCTGTACGGCGTCGGTCGCGTTCAGGTCGGCAAAGGCAAGGTGCGAGGGGACGGTGCGGTTGTCGCGTGGATCGTGCAAGGGATGCGCGACCACGGGATTCTGTTCGCCGATGACGATGGTGTGCCGCCCTATTCCGGCGAGAAGGCTCGGGAGTGGGGATTGAAGGGGCCGCCGCAACGGTTCTTGGACATCGCCAGCACTCGCCGCGTCAAGACGATCGCGCCAGTTCGGACCGCAGCGCAAGCACGGGACGCGATTTGCAACGGCTACCCGGTCCTCATTGGCTCGCGGTTCGGCAGCACGGACATCCGCGAACGCGATGGCCGGATGGTCGCACGCAAGAACGCCGAGTGGGCGCATGCGATGTGCTGCATCGGCTACGACGGGACGGGGGCGACGGATTATTTCTGCCTCCTGAACTCATGGGGCGAGTCGGCGCATCCCGCGCCGCTGCAAGGCGAACCGCGTGGGAGTTTCTGGGTGACGTTCCGCGATATGGATGTGGAAATCTGCCAGCCGGGCGACTGCTGGTCTGTGACGGACCTCGATGGCTTCGTCGAAAACCAGATCGACATCAACGTGTTCGGCGCGAACGAACGGCCCGCGCGTGCTGTGGCCGATGCGCGAAAGACGACCCTTTCATTCTGACGAGGTGCCGACGTGACCCGCCTGATTCTCGCCGTCCTGTTCGCCCTGCGCGTGCTGCTGACCGCCGCGTCCGCCGACGCGCAGGAGATGACCGTCGACGTGTTCGGTCCGTCGCAACCTGTAAGTGATGCTTACAAGTTGCCCGACGCCGCGCCCGCTGCCGTGGTTGAGGTCGCCGAGCCGATCACCTGCGACGTTTTCGGGTCCGGAACCGCCGACACCTGCTATCCGATCCAACCGCGCGAGGCGGGGCCGGTGGCGATTTCGGTCGACGTGTTCGCGATGCCGAGCAAGCCCGCGGCGCTGAAGCCGATCCCCGCCGACACTGTCCGCTATCCGATCCGCGACAAGGCGACCTGGTGGAGCGGATGCCCGAGCGATCGGTTCTCGGCGATCGCGCACCTGTCATCGGGGGACCACGCTGGGCTGTTCGACGCGGCTTGGCTCTCGACGCTTAGCCTCGAGGAACTGCAATCGCTGCACTCCGATCATCATGACGGCTGCGTTGACGAGACGCGGATCAAGCGTGCTCCGTTGGCGGCGATCAAGACGAAGCCGGTCGTCCCCGCGCCGCCGGTCGCGACGGTGCAGCAATCGACGCAACCGAACTGCACGGTGTTTTGGAACGGTCGCCAGTGGGTGAGGGTGTGCAGGTGACAACATACCGGTCGAACCGCTCCCGCTTGCGGTGACGTTCATAAGGGGCCGGTTTCAATATCCGTTTTGTGAACCGATGGGCGCTGAGTGCAGTGGCGGGAATCACCGAGAAGGCCCGCGAGCTTGAATAGCGCCCGCAGTAAACACCGGCGAATCGGTCGTCGGCCTGAGAGTGACGCATCGGCAACGTCGCTCTCAACGGAATGGTGTGCAGGTGAGCATGTTCAACCTCTTCAATCGCAACGCCGAACAGTCCGGACCGGAAGTCGCTACCGCCGAGCGGGATTGCCTGCGGCTGTTGTTCCAGATCATCCGGGCCGATGACTCGATTCCGCGACTTGGCTGGCCTATCGACTACGCCAAGGCCGGGGACGCGACCGTTGCGACGGCGCACGAGGGATGGATCGGACACAGCCACAAAGCCATCGCGCACGGCGTTGGAACAACAAAGCTGGAAGCGTTGGAAGACCTGCGGGAAAGGCTGGGTGAGTTGGTGAAAGAGTGAACGGGACAGCGCGTGTGTGACACGCTGCCAGTTCGGAGTACCTGTGCCTCGGGGATTTGCCCGTGTGGTCGCGACGCAGAGAAACGGAACAGGACGAGGCTCGCAGCCTGTTGGTCCCAATGAAGGAGTGAACCGAAGCCCGTTCTCTGTTGGAGAGGGGGTGGTCAATCTCGGCGGCATGATGCCATCGCCGTGGGGGCATGATGCCAGCGAGTTTTTGTGGGGTGAAGCGTGTCGGAACTCTACGTTGTCGCCGGTCCGCCTCGCTCGGGAACGAGCGTTACCGCTGGGATTCTGCACGCACTCGGCGTCAACATGGGCGTGGGTGGTTTCGTGAACGACAACACACCCGACGATTGGAACCTCAAAGGGCACTTCGCAGACAAGGAATTTCACGCATTCACAACCCGATATCTCCAGGGTCTGGATCGCCCACGCGACGATTGGCAACCTGACGACGAAGGGGCGGCACTGATCACCGCAATGATTCAATCGCGAGCTTCGTATCCACGGTGGGGCATCAAGGGGCTTCACTCGTGGGTCGCCGCTCGCGTGCTTTCAGCAATGGGCTTGGATGTTCGATTGATCGTTTGCGATAGACCCGTCGAGCAGTCGCAAGCCAGTGCGGTCGAGCGCACATGGGATCACTTCAAGGCAGGCGCCCCGTCTTTCGTCGCTGACACCAAGATCGCCGTTGAATCGCTGTGGGATTCGTGGCAAGGTCCAAAGCATCGCGTGGTGTACGCGGACCTGTTCGACGCGACTGAGGCCACCTTGCAATCGCTCGCCGATTTTGTGGGCCTGCCGCTGAATGACGAAGCCCGAGGAATCATCGACCCGAACGGGCGGAGGTTTGGGTAATGGCTGTGACAGATTGGGCGTTTCCTGCATCGTCAACGCTGATCCTCGGGTCCGGATTTGTTTCCGGAGTAGCGAACGTCCTCGCGCAAGACGGCAGCTACATGACATGGGGCGGCGGATTTGCCTACCCGCAGGTTCGGCTTCTCAATTTCGGATTTTCTGACCTCCCGAGCGGAGCCACAATTGATGGTTTCGAGGTCGGGACCTACGCCAGAAACATCGGCGGAGGTGTTGTTTACGCCGACCTGATCCAATTGACAAAAGATGGTTCAGGACTTGTCGGAACAAATCAGGGCGGGGCGACCGCTTCGTTTCTTGTTCCTGGTTCCTTTGCTTGGCAAACATTCGGAGGTGCGACAAACAAATTCGGGACAACCTGGACCGATTCCGAGGTCAAGGCGTCTACGTTCGGGGTTGAGGTCCGACACCAAAACTACGACTTCAAATACAACCCGAATTTCCAACTCGATGCGTACCGGATGCGGGTGTATTACACATCGTCGGCATCTGCCCCAACCGTTTCAGGCGTCGACCCATCGTCCGGTTCAACCACTGGCGGGACCGCGATCACGATCACCGGGACCGACTTCACGGGCGCGACCGGCGTGACGATTGGCGGGGCTTCGGCAACGTCAGTGTCGGTCGTCAACTCGACCACGATCACCTGTGTGACACCGGCGGGAACCGCCGGAGCGAAAGACGTTGTCGTGACCACGGCGGCGGGGTCGGGAACGCTATCGAACGGGTTTACGTATTCACCTGCGGTTCAATCATCCCGCACGCTGTTGACGGAGTCGGGCTTGCCGCTGTTTGCCGAGCAAGGCGGGCGGCTGATGATTGAAGGATCGGGTTCAGGGGCTGGGGTGAAACGACTCCACCGCGCTTTTGTGGAAGGGTTCTGAAATGCCAGTCATCCGAGACCGGTACACGATCGGTGAGCATCGCCAATTTTCCTCGCTGAACACTAGCACCAACATCGCGCCCCTGACTTATACAGGGGCCGTTGAAGGCGTCTGGCTGCAAGCCGAATCGCAAAACGTGCGCGTTCGCTGCGATGGCGTCGCGCCGACCGCGAGCGTGGGGGCGCTGCTATACGCGGGCGATCCGCCGACGTTCTTCCCGTTCGCTCCTGCGGCGATCTACGCCATCGAGGTATCGGCCTCGGCGAAGATCAACGCCGAGTTTGTTGGTCCGAAGAATCCCGGCCATGTGGAGCGCTGATCGTGCCGACAATCACTGACCTGACCGCGCTGACTGCCGTCGATCGCGCGGACTATCTGCCAATCGTTGACGACTCGGCGGACAGCACGAAGCGGGCGACCATCGGAGCCATCTCCGACGCGATGGGGCTGGCGTCGATTGCCGGGGGGCGGCTCACGCTGACTTCGGGCGATCCGCTGGCGCCTGCCGTCGCCTCGGGATCGACGCTGTACTACACGCCCTTCACGAGCGACGTGATATCGCTGTGGGACGGGACGACGTGGGTGCCTGTGACGTTTACGGAGGCGTCGCTGGCGATTACGGCAACGTCCGGAAGCATGTACGACGTGTTCGGCTACATCAGCGGCGGGGTGCTCACGCTGGAAACGCTGGTGTGGACGAGCACGACGGCACGAGCGACCGCCTACGCCATCAACGACGGGGTCATCACCAAGAGCGGGGACAAAACGCGACGCCTCCTGGGATCGTTCTACGCCTCGGCGACCAACACGACGGCGGACAGCAATTCCCAGCGGTTCGTGTGCAACGCCACAAATCAGGTGCTGAAACGCGCCTTGGTGTCTGACGCAACGTCGCACAGTCACACGACGACGGCGCGGAACTGGAACAACACGGCGACGGGGACGCGGTTCGAGTACGCGACCTGCCTGCCGTGCAATCGCCCCTTCGTCTCGTTGTGGGCCGACATGACGCCGGGTGCGGCGATCACCGGAAGCGTGGGGCTGTCGCTCGACGCTTCGACGATGCCAGCGACGACGCCGCGTCTCACGTCGGTTGGCGTGCGTGTGGCGGGGTCTGCGGGCGTGATTCACAACGCCGGGACGAACATCGGCTACCACTATTTGCAGGTCGTCGAGGAGTCGTCGGGTTCCTCCACGACGTTCTCGTCATTCGTCATCGACGGACAGGTTTGGTGTTGACGTGTCCCGCTTCCACGACCAACTCGCCGCCGGACTCGGTCGCCTCCGCACTCACGCGGGGGAGACGGTCACGTACGCGCGCGGTGCGCAGTCCGTCGAGGTGACGGCGGTCGTCGGCGAATCGGCTCACGACAGCATCGACGACGGGATGCCGGTCACGGTGCAGTCTCGGGACTTCATGATCGCCGTGGAGGATCTGCTGCTCGGGGCCTCGGCGGTCACTCCGCAAGCCGGGGACCGGATCACCCAAGGGTCCGCGTTGTTCGTCGTCCGCGACATCTCCGGGTCGAACTGCTGGCGTTACTCGGATCACCCTCGGTCGACCTATCGGATTCACACGGTGGAGGTGGACGCCTGATGCCTGACCTCCAATCTATCGCCGCCTCGGTTGCGTCCGACCTCGCCGCCGCGTCCCTCGGGATGACGTTGACGGTCGCTCGCGCGTTCGATCCGGATGTCGACCTGAAGGGCCTGCCGCAAGCTGCGGACTCGGCCGCACACGTCACGGTCATCGGTCGCACGACGGCCACAACTCGCGCCGCACGTCGGTTCTTGGAAGACGAAATCGTTGTTGATGTCGGCATCCGGGCGCGTGTCTCGCAGGACTACGACGACGAAGCGGACGACCTCGCCGAACTGACGCGGAAGGTTCAAGACTACTGGTGGGACACGGACTACTCCGGCGCCCGCTTCCGCGCGGTCGAGGTCACGCCGTGGTCCGTCACGCACCTGACCGAGCACCGCCTGTGGATGTCGCTGGTGTCACTCACGTTCGTCAACAGCCGGGAAATCCCGACGAGGGGGACGTGATGGTCAAGTTCAAGATCGGTGACATCAAGAAGATGTTCTTCGACCGTGCGGCGGTGGCTGGGTCCGTCGACAAGGCGACCGCGTCCGTGTTGTCGAAGTTCGGGGCGTTCGTCATGCGAGCGGCCCGGACCTCGATCCGCAAGGCTCGGCAAACGCCGGTGTCCGAACTAAACGCCGAACAACTCGCGGCCTACAAGCGGCGTTCGGCCATCGCGAAGGCGAAGGGCCAACCGCGTCCGCGGCGACCGCTCCAGTCATCGAAGCCCGGACAGCCACCTCGGTCGCGTCTCGGGCTGCTGAAGAAATTCATCCTGTTCGGCTACGACCGGTCGAACAACTCGGTTGTTGTCGGCCCGGCTCGCCTCAATGGCGTGGTCGGCGGTCCGCAGGCGCTGGAAGCGTTGGAAGAGGGCGGGCAAACACGCACGCCGCAGGGACAGACGGTATCGATCAAGGCACGTCCGTTCATGGGTCCGGCCTACGCGAAGGAATCCCCCAAACTGCCCGCGATGTGGGCCAACTCTGTGAAAGGACGATGACAAATGGCCGCTTCTCTTGTGGGCATCGATTGCGAGTTGCACGTCAACACCGGCACCTACGCCTCGCCGACGTGGGTCGAGGTTGTCGACGCGAAGGACGTGAC